TCCCGTCTCGTCGAAGTGTCGCTGACGCCGACGCCCGCGTTCGAAGACGCAGGCGTCGTCTGCGTCCGGACCGCCTGGACGCTCGAACAGCGCGCGAAGGCCTATCGGGCGCAACGCGGGCCGCGTCGGGTAGAAGCGTGGCGCGCTGACCTGGAACGGTTACGCTGACCGGCGACTGAGATAGCGGCCGGCCCGCTCCGACGCCCGGACCTACGCCCGGCACGACCCCTAGCGTCCCCGCCACCGTAGGCCCACCGTTCCCGGACACCCGTGCGCCTGCGTCATCGGGTCACTCTGGCTTTCTACGGGAACGGAGCATTGAAATGGCTAACGCAGTATTGGAACGTCTGCGCGCCCAACGGGCGGAGCAGATCGCGGTCATGGACCGGGTTCTCGAACAAGTGGGCGACGAACGGGATCTCGTCGACGCCGAACAGAATTTGCTCGTCGCCGCACGCGAGCGGATCAAAGAGATCGACGCGCAGATCGCGCCGCTCGAAGAGTACGAAGCGATCAGCGCCGCGCATCGCGAAACGCAAGCGACACTCCCACGGCCCGCCGCGCCGGCGCCGCGTCAGCTGGCCGTGAACGAACGGGCGCCTGTGTACGCGACGCCCGGCGCGTTCGTCGTCGACTATCTCCGCGCGCATGGGATCATGGACCGCGGCGTCCGCGACGACCAGGCGTACGCGCGGGTGACCCGCGCCGTGTCCGATCAGACGACCGCGGACACGCCCGGCATTCTGCCGACCATGATCGTCGGCGGCGTCGTGAACCTGATCGACGCGAACCGGCCGCTGATCACGTCGCTGGGCGGCGCCCGCGCGCTCGGCGGGATCCCCGGCCTCACCTTCTCGCGCCCGAAGGTGACGCAGCACACGCTCGTCGGCCCGCAACCCGGCGAGAAGCAGCAGCTTCCGTCCCGGCAGATGAAAATCGATCCGGTCACGTTCACGAAAGGGACGTACGGCGGGACCGTCGACATTTCCCGTCAGGACATCGATTGGACGAGCCCGGCCGCTTGGGACATTCTCGTCCGCGATCTCGCGGACCAGTACGCGATCGAGACGGAGACGGTCGTCGCAGCCGCGTTCAAGACGGGCGCGACCGGCACGGCGCAGACGGTCGCGACGGACGACCTGAAAGGCTGGGTCGCCGCGCTCTATCAGGCCGCGGCGGCGTCGTATCAGGCGGGCCAGCGGATGCCTGACCGGATCTGGTGCAGCCTTGACGTCTGGGCCGAGCTCGGAAGTCTGGTCGACGTCGCACGCGTCATCCTGCCCCAAGATCGCGTGTCGGAAATGGGTGCGCCCGGCACGTCGACGCTCGCGTCGTTTGCCGGCGACGTGCTCGGTCTGCCGCGGATCGTCGTACCGACGTTCCCGGCCGGGACGCTGATCGTCGGCAACTCGCAACTCTTCGAAGCGTACGAAGAGGTGATCGGCCTGCTGTCCGTGATCCAACCCAGCATTCTCGGTGTCGAAGTCGCGTTCGGCGGTTACGCCGCGTTCGGCAGTCTGGCCCCGTCGGCGTTCATTCCGGTGACGCCGCCCGCCGCCGGACCGTAAGACGAAAGGCTGTAGTTGATGGCCGCGTGGCCGACACTCAAAGAGGTTCGGACACTGCTCCGATTGGCGCCGGATCCGAACGAAGACGCGGTCATTCAGACCGCGCTCGACGCGGCCACCGACTACGGGATCACGAAATACAACGCGGCGTACGCAGCAGACGCGACGGACGTTCCCGACTCGGGACACGAAGCGTGTCTGCTGCACGCCGCCCGCCTCTACCGTCGCCGCGACAGCATCGACGGGACGATCTCGTGGGGGGATGCGGGCGCGATGCGGGTCGGCCGGGTCGACCCGGACGTCGAAGCGTTGTACGGACTGCACGGCTGGGTCGTGTTCGGATGACCTGGAACCGTGCGCAAGCCGCGGCCGCGATCGCGGGCGTGCTCGAAACGGTCGATCAGACGGTCGCCGTGTTCGCCGCCCCGCCCGAAACGTTCAACGGGCCCGCGTTCGTCGTCGGCTACCCGCGGACCGTCGCGTACGACTCACCGACGTTCGCGATCGACTTGGCGGAGCTCCCCACCCTCGCGGCGGTCGGACTCGGTGAGATCGACCGGGCCGACCTGCTGCTCGAGCAAGCGAAGAAAGCGATCAACGCGGATCCGACGCTCGGCGGCGCCGTCCAGCATGCCCGCGTCACGTCGCAAGAGAATTGGCGGCGGTTGACGGTCGGCGGCGCCGATCTGCTCGCCGCTGACCTGATCGTCACTGTCCGAATGTAGAAAGGGAAAACACGATGACGATTACTGCGGATCCGTCGCCGGTCGAAGCGTCGCCGGTCATTATGACCGACGCGTACGTTCAGATCGGCGAAGCGAACCTTTCGTGTCTTGGCGAAAGCGTGTCGATCGAACCTGAGAACAAGCCGGTCGAGCTCACAACGTTTTGTGGGGTGCGCGACTATCCGGGTCCGGTCAAGTGGCATTTCAAAGCGAAACTTGTCCAGAGCTTCGATACGGGCGCGACGAATGACACGCTGTACGGCGCCCTTCAGGCGTACGCGACGGCGGGGACGTTGTGTCCGTTCAAGGTGCGGCCGTACAAGTCGCGGCCGATCTCGGCGACGAACCCGAGCTTCGAAGGGAACATGATCCCGCAGCCGTACACGCTGTTCGGCGGCGACGCCGGCGCCGTGTCCGAAGTCGACGTCGACTGGATCATGGACGAACCGCCGACGATCAATACGACGCCGCCCGCCTGATGGCGGCGCCGTCTGTCGGCGTCGTCGGAATGTCGGCGTTACGCCGCGATATCAACCAGCTGACCGAGAATCAGTCGTCGGCCCTGTACACGCAGATTAAAGCCGCCGGGAAACAAGCGGCCGAACCGGTCGCCGCCGCGACCCGCTCGTCGTTGCCGCACGATACGGGCACGATCTCGGGGACTGTCCGCACGTCGGGAACGAAGACGGGCGCGGCGGTCCGGATGGGTTCGGCGAAAGTTCCGTATGCGGGCTGGATCGAATTCGGTGGGAACCGGCCCGACGGGTCATCCCGCGAGTACGTGAAAGACGGCCGGTACCTGTTCCCGGCCGCGCGCGGCTTGGCGGCGCGTGCGGCGCAGACGTACTCCGACGCGCTGAACCGCGTGTTCGGATCCGATGGGATCTGGACGAACACGTCCGACAATCCGGAGAGTGTCCATGACTGACGATTACGGACTTCCGAAGCATCCCGCGGTGACCGTCGATCTCGGATCGTTCAATCCGACGTTCCGGACCGCGGACCTGCGTGTCCTGCGCGACATTCTCGGCCGGTCCCCGGCGCAGATCCTCCAGGATGATGACGCCGACGAGCTCGACAAGAACCAGATCCTCGCGTTCTTGCAGCTGCGGAAGGAATATCCGGACGTGCCCGCGACGCCGCTGTGGGCTGTCGCCGACGAAACGGACGTGACGATCACGGGCGTCGCCGGGATGGCGCCCGGAAACCCTACGAACGGCGTTACTGGGACAACGTTGCAGCCTTCTGCCGGTATTGGCGTATGACGCCCGATCAGGTCGCCGACCTGCCCGACGCTGCCTGGTCGGCGTTCGTCCGTTTCATGCAACGGGAAGCACGCGAGCTCGAAAAGGCGTCGCGCGCGCGCGGGAGATAGCCGATGGCGGGCCCGTCGATCGTCGTCCGTGTTCTCGGAGACCTGAAAGGTCTCGGGACCGCGATGGAAGGCGCCGGGAAATCGGCGCAAGGCGCCGCCGCGTCCGCGAGCAAGTCGTTCGGGTCGCTGCTGAACGGGCTGAATCAGACGGGCGTGCTCGGCCCGTTCGGGACCGCGCTGTCCGGCATCAATGACGCGATCGGGAACGTGATCGAACACGCCCACCAGATCGGCCCGGCCATGATCGGCGCCGGCGCCGCCGTCACCGGACTCGGCGCCCTCTTATCGCAGATCGGGTCGAAAGAGCAGGCGTCGCATCAACAACTTCAGGCGGCGATCGACGCGACCGGCCACTCGTACGAAGAGTACGGGTCGCAGATCGAAGCGGCGATCAAACATCAAGAAAAGTACGGCCATACCGCCGACCAGACTCAAGACGCGTTACGGGCGTTGACGCAGGCGACGCACGACCCGGCGAAAGCGATCCAGCTGCTCGGCGTCACGTCCGATCTCGCCGCCGCGAAACATATGGGGCTGTCGGAAGCGGCGACCGCGGTGGGCCGCACCTACAACGGGAACACGCGACTCCTGAAGCAGTTCGGGATCGAAGTTACGAACAGCGGGAATGCGCAGAAAGCGTTGACGGCGGCGCAGCATGGCGCGCAGACCGCGTCGGACAATCTCGCGAAAGCCCGTCAGAAACTCTCCGATATCGAAGCGCAATACCGCGGCAAGTCGAGTCTTACGGTCGCGGAGCAGCAACGGTTACGCGACGCGATGCAACGCGTCCAGGACGCGACTTCGAAGTCGCAGCAAGCGAGCACGAAACTTGCCGCCGCGCAAGACGTCGCGAAAAAGTCGGCGGCCGGTGGGGCGGGCGCGATCGACTCGCTCGCGAAGGTGCTGCACGGCCAGGCGGCCGCGTCGGCGGATACGTTCGGCGGAAAAATTTCGGCGATGCGGGCCCGGATCGAAGATGCCGTCGCGACGTTCGGTCAGAAGTGGGGGCCGACCATTCA